GTCCCATGCCAGGCGCGGGCGTTCGTCCGCCACCATGCCGGCGTTGATCGCGGACGTCGCCGTGCGGCTCAGCGTGGCGATCTTGGCCGTGTAGTGCGTAATGCCGGTGGCGTCGGCGTAGTTGGCCGGCGTGACGCCTCCCTCAGCCACCCGGACCATGTACATGACGCGCAGTCGGCGACTGGTCTCGGTGCCCAGCGTCGGGTCGGTGATCGCGGCATCGTCGGCCGGGCCGTATTCGTCCAGCCAGACGTCGATGTAGACCTCGTCCGTTCTGGCGCCGGCCGGCGTGGTCAGCGCAGGCCCGGCGATTTCCTGCGCCGAGTAGGTGATGTTGGACGGCAGCATGACCATGATGCCGTTCACGTAGATTCGGCCGGCGCCAGCCGCCGTGCCGTTGCCGCCGGTGATCGTGAAGTTGTTCGCCGCGCCGGTGCCGACCACCTTCCAGCCGTCTCCGACCGCGCCGTCGCCCCACCCGTCCTGCGTCGTTCGCCGCAGCAGCGTGTGCAGGATTTCCTGCGCGACGTTGAATTCGTCGTCCAGGACCACCTTGCCCTGTTCCTTGAGCATGGACACGTACCGCTTCATTTCATCGAAGCTGAATCGGCTGTACGTTCCGCCCCAGTCGGTTCCTTTCTGCATGTCGACCTCAGATCGCTATTTGCTGGTACGCGCTGGCCAGTGGCCCGCACACCCATGTGGTGTTGTTCAGGACTTCGCCAGGCGTGGCCGGGCTCCAGGTGTGCAACAGGCCGGACGGCGCGAAGTACAGCGGGATCGTGCCGGCCGCCTTCGAGAAATTGACCAGCCGCTTGATTTCGTCCAGCGTGGACTGCGGCAGGCCGTCATTCAGAAGCACGCCGAACGCGCACACCAGCGGGTTGTCGTTGATGGCCGGGCCGTAGAACGGATAGCCGCCGGTCGGGAAGCTACCGGCCGCAAAGGTGGTGATGCCGAGCGTGGCCAGAAATGCGCGGTCGTTCGCATCACGCCACGGCAGATCCACGATGCTGAACGCCGCGCCGACCCGGTCCAGAAGCAGCTGCTCGATGGCCTTGTTGTTGTTCAGGTAGCGGATCGGCTCGGTTGTGATCCGCGGCCGGTAATCGTCGTCGCTTTGGCCAAGGGCGCGATCGACCGCGAAGAACCCGCCCCAGACATCCAGCCACTCGCCCTGCGCAGTCGTGGTGACCATCTGGCGCAGCATCTGCACGATGGCCGCCTGCGCCTCAGTCAGCGCCGCGGCGAAGGCCTCCATCAGCGACCACAGCACCGACGTGTAGATGATGACGTGATCGCCGTTGCTGGCGCCGAACACGCGGTCGCCATCGATGATGGACAGGGCCGATAGCGACCCGAAGGTCGGGTCTTCGAAAGGCACCGAATATCCGGGCTGCGCCGCCAGGTAGTCGGCCAAGCCAGCCAGCGTGTACAGCGATAGGTCGATCGTCAGGTTGCCTATGCCGCCCGGCGTGGTCGTCGTCAGGATGCCATCGGCCACCTGCCAGTTGCCGCCGCCGGCATACTGGAACCGCAGCGCCAGGCGCTCGCCGGCATCGCGGTTGAATGGCCGCTGCAGGTAACCGAGAAGCGTGCTGGTCAGTTTCATGCCGCACTCGCCGCGATGGTGCCGGGCAGCAGCTTGACGTTGATCGCTGCGGCGGTATCGCCGGCCGGAACCGAGATGGCAACGTCGTAGACGCCAGGCACGGACATGGCCACCCGGATCAGCTCGTTCTTGAGCAGGTCTTCACCGATCGGCAGGTTGAAGATGTAGTCGCGGATGGCCGCCTCGACGGGCGCTTCCAGCGACGCGAAGGTGAAGCCTGGTTCCGGCGTCACCGTCAGCGTGACGCTCACGTTCGTGGCGGTCACCGCCGCCACGGTCACGATCACGCCGGCCGCCTTGTAGCCGATGACGCGCTGGCCGCTCGCGTCCTGGTAGCCATCGATGATCTTCTGCGCGTTCGCCACCAGCGCAGACGACGCCGTATCGACGCCGTTCCACACCCAGACGTTGACGTAGCCGAGCGGCTGTGTGACGTCGGTCACGAACGGCTCGTACACCACGGCCTGCTTGACGTACTCGGCGATGTTGCCGCCAGCATCCAGGACGGTCGCCGACCCCGCAGCGAACTTGATGCCGTCGATGTGCGAGCGTGCGATCGACCGGATGAACTCGCGAAACCGCAGGTATCGCTGATCGTCGGTTTCTTCGTCCCGACCCGACACCACGGGGTCGAGGTTGGTCACCGTCACGCCGGACAGGCCGCCGACGACTTCGGTGATGGTGTTGGCGAGCGTGTTGCCGGCCAGACCGGGCTGTTGGGCCACCACCCGGACGGTTACCGATGTGCCGCCCATCGGGATGCTCACGGCCGCGTCAGTGGCGTAGGTCACGCCGGACAGCGGCGCGCGAACGATGGTGCCAGCCGGGATGGCAATGGCTGCCGGTGCCGGCGACGGATCGGCCGTGAAGGTGACGATGGTGTAGGCCGCCGCCGCCGGCAGCAGCTGAAAATTGAACGACTGATAGATGGCGACCGGAATCGACTCGATCAGGCCATTCAGCATTTGCAGGTACAGGCTTTCGATCTCGATCGCCGGAGCCTCGATCAGGCTGCGCGCGACCGAGCCCACGTTGTAGTCGGTGATCTTCGTCGTGGTCGCCCGCATGCGGTTGATGGCGCCGGCAACGATCGACACGAAATTCTTGATCTGGAACGCCACTACAGGCCTCCGATGACGAGATTCAGGTCAGCGGCCGTGTTTTCCTGGATCGGGATCACGGTGGCCTCGACGCGGATCGTGTCGCCGGCCGATTCTACCGCCGCACGCACCACCCGCCGCACGCGCGGCTCGGACAACAGCGCCCGCTGCACGAACCCGTTCGCCAGGCCCTGCCAGGTCGGCGTGTGCTTCTCGCCGATCACGCTGCGCACATGGCATCCGTAGTCCGGGTGGTACATCAGGTCGCCCGGGTCGGTGTCCAGACGCAGTTGGATGGCCTGGTGGAAGTTGGCAATGCCGCGCTCGACCGCGAAGTCGCCGTTGTCTTCCGCCAGCACGCCGCCGCTCAGGCTGACGTCCTTGCCGAACAGCTCTTCCGCGTCGGTCACCGCGCCGACGGCGGAAGTGGCTGCCGGCACCCGGATCTGCTGGCCGTAGTAAAGCGTGCCGGGCGCCCCCAGGGCCGCCGCGGCATCCGCCACGATGTACGGGTAGCTCAGGTTGTTCAGGTAGATCAGGTCGCGCCAGCGCTCGGCCGACCCCATCTCCCGCAGCGCGATTTTCTGCAGCGTGTCCCCGGCATGAATGCGCAGGGTCCGGAACGCCGGCACTTGCCTGGTGAACGCCATGCTCAGCCGCCTACCGTGATGCCGCCCGCCATGATGGCGGCCGAGTCAGGAATGCCGACCGCGCCGGCCAGGGTCAGCGCGTCGCGCGTCCAGGTCGACATTTCGCGCGACGCATCGCCGCTCACGCTGACCAGCCGCCCGGCCTCCGGGTCGGCGAATATCTCGCCGAACACGTTGACGTCGGCGTAGGACGATGGCGGGCTGCCGCCGCCGGTTGACGAGCAGTTCGACGCGCCGAACAGGCCGTCGAACGAGCGGATCGGGTTGAATACCCGGATGCCGTTCTTGATCGTGCAGTACATGTCGCTGTAGCGCGACGCCAGCGTCATGTACCGCTGCATCGTCTTGTAGTCGATGCCAGCCTGGTCGGCCAGAATCCAGAAGATGTTGGCGCCGACCTGCGACACGGTTTCCGCGACGGTGATCACGGCATCGGCCGCCGCCGCGATGGTGGACGTGACGTTTTCAGCCACAGCAGCCGCCCGATTGAACACGTCGACGGACGTTTTCGCGAAATCCTTGAGGCCGTCCGGCAGCGCATCGGTGAGCGCGCCGATGGCGCCCGCGTTGTCGAACATCCGCTGAATCGACGCCGCGCGCCGGCCGTACCGGTCGGTCATCGCCTCAGCGATGGCGTCCTCAGTCGTGGCCGATATTTCTCCGTGCTGGGCCAGGCCGATCAGCTGGATGGCGTACTGGTGCAGCAGTGGCCGGCTCTTGCTGCGCATCAATCGGAACGACTGCGGCGCAACGATCATGGTGCGATCGTTCAGCGTGTCGACGAAGATGATCTGGATCAGGTCCGGGTCGGAAGCCGCGGCCGATGCCCGAGCGCGCTCCGAGTAGTAGCCGTCGAAGATGTCGCGCCGCAGGTTGTGGAACTGCGTTTCGCCGTCGCCGTCCTGATTGCCGCGCCAGCCGGTGATGCCGCGCAGGCTGATCTGCGTCAGGCCGCGGCCGAACTCGTCGGCCCAGGCGCCGCCCAGCGTCTGCTGGACCGCGATCCGACCCGGGTCTTCGTAGGAAATTTCCTCCGGCCGCACGTACAGCCGGTGCGAGGCAATGACCCGCCCGCCATCCCACAGGTGGAACGAGATCGGGCGGTCGCGTTGGCTGTTCGGCGGCATGCGCGAAGTATCACGTCACGACCGCAGGCGGGCCAGCAGTGGCGCGGTGGCGGGCTGAAGAACTTTTTTCGCAAACCCATTGACGCGCTGTCGCATCTTGCGACAGACTGGCGTCGACCACCCGACCAGAGGAACCGACATGGACAGCCAAAGCGAGAAATTCCCGTGGAAAGTGTGTGCGGCCGTGATCGTCCTGACGGTTCTGGCCATGTCCGCCGGTGGCGTGCACTACTTCATGAAGGATGCGCCACCGCCCGATGCGACAGAGAATATCGCAGGCATCAGCGTGGACATCACCATCACGCCGACGGAGGAGACGCCGCCACAGGCCGCCGCGCCGAATGTCGGAGCGGCGCCTGACGCCGAATGGTACATGGTGGATTACGGCGTCTGTTCCGGAATTCGCGTAGGCCCAGATCGGATAGTGGAGGACTTGAGAAGTTCTCACAAAGAAAACGCCTACTTTCTCGATTACGACAAAAGCGGGCGGATCGCCACCATCTTCGGGTTCATTTCAAAAGATGGCGGCATCAAGCGTGAGGTTCTTCTTTTTGGCAGAACTGAGAATGACTGCAAGGGCATTCTTCGCGCATACCACATGATTGAAGGGGATTTGAAGGGCCAAAGCAGCAATCAGGCGGGCTTCGTTGAACCAGCGCCGAACGCTACCTTCTAGGAAACACGCCATGCTCATCGACTGCAACGAATGCCAGGCCAAGATCAGCGACCAGGCCGCGAACTGCCCGAGCTGCGGCGCGCCGACCGCCTACCTGCTGCGCGACGTCGTGGCCAAGCCGTCTGGCGTGCGCAAGAGTCGCGCGATCGCCATCCTGCTGGCAATCTTTCTGGGCAGCATCGGCGCGCACAAGTTCTACCTGGAGCGCCCGGGCGAGGGCCTGTTCTACCTGCTGTTTTGCTGGACGTTCATCCCGCAGCTTGTCGCGCTCATCGATTGCGTAGCATACGCGGCCTTGAGCGAGGCCAAATTCCAGCAGGTGTACGGCGCCGGGCGCCTCGTAAAGGTGGCGCGGTAACTATCCCAGCCCTAAAGGACGGGGCCTATCACGGAGGAACGGATGAAGAAGGCCGGAGAAAAGAGCAAGGCAAGCCAGATCCGAGACGCCCTGCGCGACGGACCGAAGACGCGCGAGCAACTACACGCGCTCGTCCGCTCGGCCCACCGCAACACCATCAACGCCGCGTTGTTGGACATGTGCAACGCAGGCGCTGTTGAGTCTGGCGACGGCCTGTTCTGGCTGCACCAGTCGATCGCCACCGAGAAGGACTACATGTGGTTCATGCGCGCGCTGCGCCGGCCTCCAGAACCAGTGCCGCCTCCCACCGGAAGGCAGGACGTGGTTATCGGGGCCGCGGTCGATGCGGCGCTGAGGGCATGGCGTTGAAGGCGGCGTTCGCAGATCCGCCCTACCTGGGCCTGGCCGAGAAGTTCTACGGGCACCTACACCCGGACGCGGCCGATTACGACCGGCCTGAGACGCACCGGGCACTGATCGAGCGCATGAACGACGAGTTCGACTGCTGGGCGATGAGCCTGCACAGCCCGGCCCTGCACACGATCCTGCCGATGCGTCCGCCCGACGTGCGGGTTGCAGCATGGGTGAAGCCGTTCGCCTCGTTCAAGCTAAACGTCACGCGGGCATTCGCGTGGGAGCCTGTCATATTCAATTTCGTTCGGGCGCGAAAACGAATGCGCGAGCAGCGGACGTGGCGCGACTTCGTGAGCGAGCCGATAACCATGCGGCGAGAGTTCAAGGGCGCGAAGCCGGATGCCTTTTGCTTCTGGGTATTCGAGGGTCTGAACCTTGAGCCTGACGACGAATTCCACGACCTGTTCCCAGGCAGCGGCGCGGTGCAGTCGGCGTGGCAGAAATGGCGTTCGCGGGCCTGCAGCGAGCAGTTCGACCTGATTGGCTTTGGGGGGAAGATTTGAACAAGGTATTCTTCGGAGACTGCCGCGACACCATGCGCGACCTGATAGCGCAGGGCGTCAAGGCGCAGATGTGCGTGACCAGCCCGCCGTATTTCGGCCTGCGCGACTACGGGCACCCCGGGCAGATCGGCCTGGAATCGACGCCGGCTGAATACGTTGCCGCGATGGTTGAGGTTTTCGGGCTTGTGCGCGAGTTGCTGGCCGATGACGGTACGCTGTGGCTGAACATGGGTGATAGCTACAACGCGGCCGGGCGCGTAGGGCATGGCACGAGGCAGGGGTTCAAGCAAGGAACCAACCGCGCCAGCGATACAGGGGCTGATAATTGCCGGCCGAGCGTTTCCGGACTCAAGCCAAAAGACCTGATCGGAATACCCTGGCGCGTCGCCTTCGCCCTACAGGAAGCCGGATGGTACCTGCGCCAGGACATCATTTGGAGCAAACCAAACCCGATGCCTGAAAGCGTCCGCGACCGCTGCACCAAGGCTCACGAGTACCTATTCCTGCTGAGCAAGCGCGAGCGGTATTACTTTGACGCGGACGCAATAAAGGAGTCGAGCGTTACCGCTGACAAGAGGCGGCCGTATGGCAGTAAGGGCGCTTGGGACATGGATGGGCGCGAAAAAGAGAAACAGCCAAACGGTGCGCTACGAAACGCTGGTGGCGCCGGAGAAAATAGAAACAAGCGCAGCGTGTGGACCGTACCGACAACTCCATACAGCGGCGCCCACTTTGCGACTTTTCCACCAGCGCTTATCGAGCCGTGCATTCTGGCCGGAAGCCGCCCCGGTGACAATGTGCTCGACTGCTTCTTCGGGAGCGGAACTACGGGGCAGGTCGCAGGCAACCTTGGGCGACAGTGGATCGGGTGCGAACTGAACCCTGACTATGCCAGCCTGCATGGCGATCGATTGAAGCAGCCAGGCCTTTCAATCTGACCTGATCAGCCGGCCCTTACGTTCCCGCTCCCAGTGGCCGCGTGCCCACACGTCGCCGTGTCGCCGGCCCTGCACACCTTGATCCCGCCGGCCTTAACGGTGGCGCTGCCGGTGGACATGGTGGCGGCGTTGTGCGGCGAGTCGCCATGCGGCGCTACCGCGGCGCCGATGACGGCCACGGGCTGGCTGTTGATCCGGACCGACGGCACCAGGGCGCCGGTGATGGTGCCGCCAGCCGTGTCCTGATTGACCCGCGCGACGCCGGGCACTACGGGTTCAGGTCGATGGTCGGCGCGGTCATGACGATGCTCGCGTCGCTGTGAATCGTCATCGCGCCGGCCGCGCTCACGGCGTAGGTGCCGGCGCAGGTCAGCGACACGTTCCCGCTGGGATCGATGTTCACCGTCGCCTTCACGGCGCCCGCGTTCTTCACCTGAAGCTGCACGTGCACGGGCTGGTCGACGTTGCGCTTGATCGCCCACCGGGCGTCGTAGTCCTTGCCGGTCAGATCCTCGTGCGCCGGGTCGGTGCCGATCCGCATGTACGTGCCGCTGGGATGAAAGACCTCGACGTTGCCAAGATCGTCCACCGACGTGTAGACGTCGCTGCCGTGGCGCTGCACGCGCCGGCCGGCCTCGAACATCATCTGCGACACGTCCGGGTAGACGAAGCCCAGGCACACGCTGCGCGGCGTCATCATGGCGATCACGGCGTAGACATCGCGTTCCAGCGACACCGGCGCCCACGGGTCTTGCCCGGGCGTCGGTATCGGCAGGTCATTGAGGCCGGTGTTCGTGCCGGCGCCGGCCGCCAGGACGGGCACGTCGACCAGGCGCATCCTGTTTTCCAGGATCAGCACGTCGATGCTGTGGCTTTCCGGGTGGATGGCGACCACCTTGCCGAGCTGAAGATCACCCATATGCGCCCGCCTTGCCTTCGGTGGCGTAGGGACTGGCCGGCATCTTCGAGCGTTCGATAAGCCCGGTGCCGCGGATGCCCTGCACGCTGGTGGTAAATCCCTGGAAGGGCCGGAACTCGTGGGACACGGCCTGTGCGTAGAACTCGAACCGGAAACCGCCGCGGTTCACGCGGATGTAGTTGCCGGCCCGGATGCCTTCATCGCCGCGCAGGGTCATCGAAACGTCTTCGAACGCCACGTTGTCCCGGTTGAATGCCATCAGCGACTGCCGGCGCAGCAGCGCCCATGCGTCGAACGACACCGCG